TGTGCCCCTGAAGCTCATCACGGCGGATGCGCGGGCGCGCCGCGCGCGTGACATGGCGGCGCAGGGGCTGACGAACAGCCAGATCGCGGGCAGCCTTGGCCTCACGCGCTCCGGCGTCAAGCGCCTCCTGAATTCCGGCGCGCCTTCGCCCCGCCCCATGGGCCGCAAGGGGCGCGAGGCCGACCCCCGTCAGATCAATATCGAGGATTTCCTGAAATCTGACGCGTCCCGCTGAGAGTTTTTGTGGTTTCCGGCGGTGCATCGCCCCGCCAAAAAGCGCCGCGCGCGCGCGTAATGTGCCTCACCGCCATTGATTTGCCGAGGCCCCCATGAGCACGAAAGACGATATCCGCGCCAAGTCCTTGAAGCGCGTGCCGCACCTCACCAACTGGGTTTTGCCGCCCTGGATGGTCAAAGCCATGGCCGAACTCGGTGAAACCGAGGTTGCGGGCAAGGGCAGCAACCCGCGCATTCTCGACTATCGCAAAATCGCGGCTCTCCCCTTTGAGGGCGAGGATGGCGTGGTGCCCTGGTGCGCCATTTTCATCAACGCGATGCTGGCCGGGGCGGGCATTACCGGCTCGCAATCCGCCATGGCGCGCAGCTTTGCGATTTCGGGGGCTTTCGAACGGCTCGATGCGCCGATGGTTGGCTGCATCACCGTCATTTCCTCCTCGCGCGGGCCAGCTTCGGGCCATGTGTTTTTCTATGCGGGCGAGAATGGCATCATGTTCGCCGGGCTCGGCGGCAACCAGAGCGATGCCGTGAGCGTGGATTTCTTCCAGAAAAGCAGGCTCGTGGGCCATTTCTGGCCGCGCGGCGTGGCAAAACTGCCCCCGCCGTTCGACAAGCCCGTGCGCCTCGCGCGCCCGCTGCTGCCGCATGAGAAGCGCGCGCTTGCCGGTGGAAACGAGGTGCGTGATGCGTGAGGGCGCGGTTTTGCAGAAACCCACCTATTCCACCACCAAACAGGCGCTTGGCTGGTCGCTCGTTCTCGGCTGGGTCGTGCTGCTTGCTCTCACCGGGGGCGCGTTGGCAGGCCAGCGCCTCGCCATCGAGATGGCCTGGGTGATGGCACCGAGCATGGTGGCGCTCATCGCCGCCATTCTCGGCATTCACCGCGCCTTCGGCTCGATGGATATGCGCACCATGGCGCTGAAATCACCGGCACAGCCCGGCCCGCGCCTGAAATGGCCGCCGCCGGAGCCGCATCGTGAGGAGGCGCAGCCATGATCGCCCTTTTCGCTCCGCTTCTGCGCAAGTTCGTGAAACCCGCCGTTATTCTGGTGGTGGTCGCCGGTTTGTTGTTCGAAATCAACGCATTGTTCGAAGCCCGCATCGCGCGGGAAAAGGCGGCGCGTGATACCTTCTGGCAGGCCGCGATCATGCGCGCGAATGCCGAGGCCGAGGCGGAGCGCACCCGCCGCGACCGCGAAACCGCCACGATGTCGCGCGCGGCGGAGGCTGAAATCACCGCCCTGCGCGACACCCTGCTCGATATGGAGAGAAAGAATGCAGCCCTGCCGAATGGCGGCAATTGCGGCCTTGATGCTGGCCGTGCCCGCCTGCTCAACGCCCGCTGAGCCCGTCATCCGCACGGTGCTGGCGGCCCCCGCCGTGGCGGATGCCGCGCGCGTGCCGTGCCGCGCGCCCGTGCGGGTGCCCGAGCGCGCCGTTTCCTCCCGCGAGGTGGCGAGCCTGTGGGGCGGCGACCGTGCCGCCCTGCGCGAATGCGAAACCCGGCGCAAAGCCGCACTTGGAGCATCGCATGAGTGACGCAGTGGATCTTGCCGAAGAACGGCTCGATGCCGAGCGCGCCCTGCTCGGCCATGCCCTTGCGCATCGCCTCCGCCCCTCCGGCGCGGTGGAATGCGAGGATTGCGGCTGCGACATCCCCGCCGCGCGCCGCAAGGCCGCGCCTTTCGCAACGCGCTGCGTTGCGTGCCAGGAACAGTCTGAAAGGATGAGGCTATGAGCATGCCGTCAGAAATCATCGAGAGGCTGACACGGGTCGAAACCATCCAGCAGGGTCAAACCGAGATCCTCAACAAGATGGACGGCAAACTCGACAAGCTCGACGAGCGCATGCGCGATGCCGAGACGCGCGCCGCCTCTTTCGGTTCTCTGGCTGGCGGCATCACCTCCGTTGCTGTTGCCCTCATCATCAGCAAGCTCTCCGGGAAAAACTGACCATGGCGCATGATGGAGACAAGAAGCGCGATGCGCGCCGCCGCTATGTGCGCGAACGGCAGGGCTTGCCGATGATCGCGCTGGCAACAGGCATTCCGGAGCGCACCATCGCGCGCTGGAAGGCCGAGGCAAAAGCCGATGGCGATGACTGGGAGGCCTCGCGCGCGGCAAATACCATTTCCGGCGATGGCCTTGATGCCGTGCTGATCGAGGTGATCGAGGATTATATCGTCCAGCACCGCGCCGCGATCGAGGATCTCAAAACCGAAAAGGGGCTTTCGGCGATCGACCGCGCGAAAACCATTGCCAGCCTGTCAGACAGCTTCACGAAAATGATTTCCGCTTCCGGCAAGGTTTCGCCGAAAATCTCCGAACTTGGCATCGCGATGGATGTTCTGACGCGGCTTGGCGACTTTATCGGGCGCACACGGCCTGATCTCGCCCCCGCCCTGCTTGAGGTGCTCGAACCCTTTGGCGAAGCGCTGAGCCAGAGCTACGGGTGAGGCATGAGCGCGCTCGCCCCCGGTTATGATGTCAAGAAGGCCATCAGCAAGGCAGGTTTCTCGAAAGCCGTGCAGGCCTTGCAGGCCTCCTTGCGCAGCCGCATCGAGGTGGAGGTTGCGGGCTTTCCGGCTGATGGTGCGGCGCAGAAAAGCCGCATCGAACAGGTGATGGCGCAGGACGGGTTCGAGTTTTTTGCCCGCACCTATTTTCCGCATTACATCAAGGCCCCCTCCTCGCGCCTTCACAGGCATCTTTATGCCGATTTGCCGGGCATGCTGACCAGGCCCGCGACGGCAGGGCGCGAAGGGCACAGGAAACTGACGATTGCCCCGCGCGGGGCGGCAAAATCCACCATTGCCAGCCAGATTTTCCCGATCTGGTGCGCGTTGCGGCAAGCCAAGCGCTTCGTGGTGGTGGTGATGGACACCTATGAGCAGGCGGCCCTGATGGTCGAGGCCATCAAGGTCGAACTCGAAAGCAACCCGCGCCTTGCCTATGATTTCCCTGGCTTTGCGGGTGCCGGGCGGCGCTGGCGCGAGGGCGAGATCGTGACCCGCAACGAGGTGATGATTCTGGGCGCAGGTGCGCGCCAGAAATTGCGCGGCAAGCGCTTCGGGCCTTATCGGCCTGATCTCGTGCTGCTCGATGATATCGAGAACGACGAGAACGTGCTCTCGCCCGAATACCGCAACAAGCTGGAAAGCTGGGTTCTCAAAACCATCTTCGAGCTTGGCCCGCCCGATGGCTCGATGGATCTCGTCATCGTCGGCACAGTGCTGCATTATGACAGCGTGCTCGTCCGGCTTTCGCGCAAGCCGGGCATGGATGTCACGCATATGCGGGCCGTGATCACCTTCCCGGATCGGATGGATTTATGGGATCAATGGCAGGAAATCTTCCTCAATGTCGATGAGGAGGAAGCGCGGGGCTTTTACGAGGCGAACCGCGAAGAGATGGATCTTGGCGCGGTGGTCAACTGGCCGGAGGTGGAGCCGCTTTATGCCCTGATGGTCAAGCGCGCCACGAGCGAAACCGCCTTCATGAGCGAGAAGCAGGGTGAGCCTGTCAGCGAGAATTCGCCGTTCCGCGCGATCAGTTTCTGGGTGGTGAAGGTGCCGAAATTGATCTATTTCGGCGCTGTTGATCCGTCTCTGGGCCGTCGCGGCACGCATGGCGACCCCTCGGCCATCCTGATCGGCGGGTTCAACCCGCTGAACGGCGTGCTCGATGTTGTGGAGGCCTCGATCCGCCGTCGCCTGCCGGATGTCATCATCGAGGACACCATCGCCATGGCGCGGGAATACAAGCCGACGCTCTGGTTCATCGAGGCGGTGCAGTTTCAGGAATTTTTGCGCACCGAACTCATGAAGCGCGCCGTGTTGCAGGAGGTAGCGCTGCCTGCCATCCCCATCACCCCGAACACCGACAAGGCCTTGCGCATCGAGCGGTTGCAGCCCCCGCTCGCGGCGGGTTTGATCCGCCTGCATGCCAGCCAGACCAGCCTGCTTGAGCAGCTGCGGCAATGGCCCTCCGGCGCGCATGATGACGGGCCGGACGCGCTCGAAATGCTCTGGTCTGGCGCTGTGAAATATGGCGGGCGCGCGATGACCGGCAATGAGCAGATCCAGACGGCACCAGGCGAGCGTTCAAGCCCCTTTATGGGATATTAGAGCATGTTGCGCAAAAGTGGACACCGGTTTTGCGTAACAACATGCGAAAAAATAAAAGAAAAGAGTGCTTTTGCCGTTCTTGTCACACGAAAACGACTTTGAGGATCAAGACCCATGGCTGATGCACCCAAATCGCTCCCGCCCATTGCGAAAACACTTATCGCAACCGTCAGCAATGACATCACCATCCCGTATTACACGGATATCCTGCAGCCGCTTGATGATACGCTGATCGCCCGTGGCGGCGGTGGAGGCCTCAAAATCTACGACACCGTGGCGCGTGATGCCCATGCCTATGCCGTGCTCCAGAAACGCAAAATGGGGCTTGTGGCGCGTGCATGGGTGGTTGAACCGGCATCGAGCGATGCAAAGGACGTCAAGGCCGCGCAGATGGTGGAAGAACGGCTCAAGCGGCTGAACTTTGACCAGATCTGCCTTGATCTTCTCGATGCCACGCTGAAAGGCTTTGCGGTTACCGAGATCATCTGGGAAAACCAGCCGGATGGCGTGGGGATCAAGGCGACAAAAACGCATGACCAGCGCCGCTTCGCCTTTGATTTCGACTTCAGGCTCCGCCTTCTCACGCGCACAGACCCCGTGAAGGGGATCGAGCTGCCCGAACGCAAATTCGTCGTTCACCGCTTCGGGGTTGTCGGGAACAACGCCTATGGTCTGGGCCTTGGCTCAAAATTGTTCTGGCCGGTGCTGTTCAAGCGCGAGGGGATCGCCTTCTGGCTGACGTTTCTGGAAAAATTCGCCTCCCCCACCCCTGTCGGCAAATACCCCGAAGGCTCTCTGCCCGAAAATCAACGCGCGCTCCTTGCAGCGCTGAAGGATATGGTGAGCAAGGGCGCGGCGGTCGTGCCGCTGGGGTCTGAAATCGAGCTGCTGGAAGCCAAGCGCGGCGGCACGGCCAGCTATGAGGAATGGTGCCGGTATTGGGATCAGCAGATGAGCCTCTGCGTTTTCGGCTCGACGCTGGCAACCAATATCGATGGTGCCGGTTCGCGTGCCGCCTCCGAAACGCACCGCGACGTCGAGGAGCAGATCATCGATGCGGATGCCGACCTGCTCGGCTCCACCTTGCGCGAAACCCTGTGCCAGTGGCTGATTGATTTCAACATGCCGGGGGCAAACCCGCCGCTGATCCGCCGCCCGCGCCCGAAAGACGAAAGCCTGCACGAGGATCTGCGCGCCAAGCGTGTCAAGAATGCCTCTGACGAGCTTGCCCTGATGCGCTCGGCCCTTTCAGGGAGCGGGGCAAGGTTTGTCGAGGCGGCACAGGCGCATATCGATGCAGGGCTGTTGCCGGAAGTCGAGCCGGATGTGCTGAAAAGCCTCGCACCCTATTTTGATGCCAGCCTGCGGGAAAAACAGGCGCAGGATGCCAGAATGCAGCGTCAGGTGGCAAAAGGCGTGGCGCAACAGCCTGACGCGGCCTTTGCCGGTAGTGGTGGTCATGACCATGGCATGCAGGATGTTGCAGCCCAGCTCGAAGGCTTTGCCGCGCCCATGCTCGATGACTGGGTGGGCCGCATCCGCAACAGCCTGGATGACGCCATCCGCAACGGCGAGGATTTCGAGGCGTTTTCGGCCCGCCTTCTCGCGCTTGATCCGGATTTGAGCCTTGATGCCATGGGGAACCTGATCGGCGGCGCTTTTGCCGTGGCCGATATGACCGGGCGATCTGATGTTCGGGACGAGATTGCAGCCAAAACGGCGGCGGCAAAAAAATGAGCGCAGATGCTCCTCTGCTCTTTGCCGAGCCACCCGAATTTACGGTGCAGTTTCAGGAAGCGATTGATTTCCTGAAGCAGAAAATCGCGCTGCCAAGCAAAACGTGGCGCGATATCGAAGGCCGCGCGCATGATCGCGGTTTCGTGGTCGCAGGCGCGATGAAGGATGCCTTGCTCGCGGATTTCAAGGCCGAGATCGAAAAGGCTGTGGCGGGGAAAACGACACTTGCCGATTTTCGCCAGAGCTTTGACGAGATCGTGGCGAAGCATGGCTGGACGGGCTGGACGGGCGAGGGAACCGAAGCCGGGCGCGCCTGGCGCGCGCGGGTGATTTATGAAACGAACCTGCGCACCGCTTACGCCGCCGGGCGCTACAAGCAGATGACAGACCCGGATGTGGTCAAGGTCTATAAATGGTGGCGCTATCGCCATGCCTATTACCGCGAGCCGGAGCGCGCGCGGCCCGAACACCGTGATGTGTTCAACGGCACCATTCTCGCCTGGGATGATCAATGGTGGGACACGCATTACCCGCCGAATGGCTGGAACTGCTCCTGCGGCGTCGAAACCATGACAGACAGGGAACTGAAGGCGGAGGGCCTTGAACCCTCCCGATCTCCGCCCGTCACCACCCGCACCGTCATCGACCCGAAAACGGGCGACAAGGTGCAGGTGCCGAACGGGATCGATTTCGGCTGGGATCATGCGCCGGGGCAAAGCTGGGCCAAAGGGCTGGTGCCGCGCGAATTGCAGAAACCGCTCGAGCCGCCGATCGGCCCGCGCCTGCCATCCGCGCCGCTTCCGCCCCTGAAGGATATTGCACGCCCGTTCCGTTCGGCGCGCCTGCCCGCCGATACCGATGCCAAAGCGGCGGCGCAAGCCTTCTTGCAGCAATTCGGCGCCACGCCTGAAAAATCCGTGCTGTTCCGGGATGCCTCCGGCCACGCCATCCCGATATCCAACGACCTTTTTACCGACGGGCAGGGCCGGTTCAAGGGCGGCAAGCAGGGGCGGGAACGCGACATGCTGCGCCTCGCCGAAGCCTTGCAAGACCCGGACGAGATCTGGATCGACTGGCAATATTTCAATCAAAAATTCCGCCTGGTGCGCCGTTATATTCGCTCAACGCCAGATGGGTTAGGTTTTTCATCGTTTGCATGGTCAAGTGATGGCTGGGAAGGGTCAACCATCTTCCAGCCTACAGAACGGGGCACAAAGACCCCGGATCCGGAATATCTCGAAAAATACAGGAACGGCGCTTTGCTTTATCGGCGGAAGCAATAAAAAAAGCGGCTGGGGCGACCCACCGCTTTACGATTGGCAGGATGGTTACAGATCGCCCTGCAACTGCCAATAAGGTAATTTATCAAAAAGCGTCAGGAAAAGCAAGAAGGAGCCTGCCATGCCCGTTGAACTCAAGATGGTGCTGAAGAAAGATGATGCGGGGCGTGCGCGGGCAACGCTCAGGCTGCTTTCCGACAGGGCGCGGAATATCGAAGGCGGTTTGAAAATCGTCGGCGAAGCCTTGCTGAAAGAGCAGAATGCCCGGTTTGACCGGGGTGAGGATCCTCAGGGAAAAAAATGGCAGAAGCTCTCCCCCCTCACCGTGATGTTGCGCGGTGGAAAGAGCGGGCCTGTCCTCAAACGCTCCGGCAGGCTCAAACAATCGGGTGCCTGGCAGGTGCAGGGCAAAACGCTGAAGGTGGGCATCAACACGCCTTACGCGGCAGCCCAGCATTTCGGCGCGGTGATCAAGCCCAGAAAAGGCAAGTTTTTGCGCATCCCTGTTGGCGCAGGCATTGCCGGGCGCAACAAGGCGGGTGGTATCTACCTGAAAAAGGTAACGATTCCCGCGCGCCCGATTGTGGGCTTCGGGCCGCGTGACGAGCAGGCCGCACGCCACGCGATCGAGGATTATCTCAAGGTCGAGGGCACCTGAAATACAAAACCCGAATAAACGGCCAAGGGCGGGCGTTTGGGTGCTCTCTGCGGCTACCCTAGCGGGCATGTGCGCGACCGGCCTCAGCGAGCGTCAGGTCGGCGTCAAATTTGATGCTGTGAAGCGGGGTGCGCTTGCCAAACCGCGCGACATGCGGGATGGTGGTATCCGGGCGGGTATCCGCCCGTCATTTTCTTCAGGGCATGGTGGTGCCGCGCACCGCTACTCCCGAACGCGTCATGTCGCACAAAAGCGGTATGAGCATTGCAAATCCCTCTCCCGGCTCCACCACCCCGCCTCGGGTTATCGAGGTGTTCCGCCCCGGCACGTTCACCCCGATGGGCGGTGTGCCGATCACATTCAGCGCGGATGACTTGCGGAAAATCGCATCTGCCTATGATGCCGCTGCCCCGGCTCCCGCTGTTATCGGCCACCCGGCGATCGACGCGCCTGCTTATGGCTGGGCGAGCCGGTTTCGCTATGATGACGCGAGCGAGCGCCTGCTGGCCGAATTTGACGAGGTCGAGCCGAGTTTCGCCGAGGCGGTAAGCGCCGGGCGCTTCAAAAAGGTTTCCATGGCGTTTTTCGCGCCCGATGCCAGCAACAACCCCAAGCCGGGCGGCTGGTATCCGCGTCATGTCGGGTTTCTCGGGGCTGCTGCGCCCGCCGTTCCCGGCCTCAGGCCTGTTTCTTTCGCGGGCAATGAGGGCGTGGCGATTTTCGAATTTGCGGATGCTGAAAACGGTCTGCGCGAGGTTGCGGGCGCGCTGCGCTCGATGCGCGAATGGCTCATCGGCAAATTCGGCAAACAGGCGGCGGATGACGCTTTGCCGGGATATCACATCGACTGGATCAACAACGCGGCGGAGCGCGATGCGCCCGACATGCCCGATGGGCCGGGTTTTGCCGCGCCCGCCCGAACCCCGAACAAGGAACAGCCCCCGATGTCACAGGATCAGACCCCCGAATTCAAGGCGATGCAGGCGGAAATCGCCGAGTATAAGCGCAAGGAGCGTGAAGCTGCGGCGCTGGCCAATGCTGCTTTTGCCGATGCGCTTGTCGCGGAAGGCAAGATAATCCCTGCCTCGAAGGCGCGCATCGTCGGCGTTCTCGATGCTCTGGTCGCGGCTCCGGCCGAGATCGCCTTTGCCGATGGCGGCGAGACCAGAAAAGAAGGTGCGCTCGGCGCGCTCAAGGCCGTTCTTCAGGATTTGCCGAAGGTTGTTCCGCTGGGTGGTTCTGTTGTTCCGCCGGAGGGGGGTGCGTCAGTCGCCTTCGCCACGGCGGATGGCGCTGCGGTCGACCCGGCCTCGCTCGCGCTGCACAGCAAGGCTATCGCCTATCAGGCCGAGCACCCGAACACCGATTACATGGCGGCGGTTCTCGCCGTCCAGAGCCGTTGAGGAGATGAAAATGCATTATCAGACCTTTACCCAGACCATCAAGGCTTCGGGCGCGGGCGTGCAGCAGCGCTTTGTCACCTATGCCGGGGCGCAGGCCGCTGCGGCTGATGTGGTGTTCGGCGTGGCGAAAACCGATTTCGCGGCCGGGGATGATTTTGCGGTCGATTACGCCGGTGTCGTCGGCGTGATCGCCGGGGGCGTGATCGCGCTTGGTGCGCCGATCATCCCCGATGCGCAGGGCCGGGCTGTGGCGGATGGCGGCTCGGCTGCCAACCGCGCGGGTCGTGCGCTCTCTGCCGCGACAGCGGCGGGGCAGACCATTCTCGTTCACCTCAAGTAATCGCCCCGCGCCCCCAACCTTGTTCAGGAGCCTTCCATGTCCGCCATGACCACACGAGACGCAGGCGTTGTCGACGTCGTTCTTTCCAATTTCGCGCGGGGCTACCGCAATCAGGAATTGATCGCGCAGCGGGTTTTCCCGGTTGTCGATATTCCGGCACGCAATGTCCGCACGCTGAAATTCGGCAAGGACAGTTTCCGCAAATACAACACCCGCCGCGCGCCCGGCTCACCGGTGCTGACGCTGCAATACGGCTATGCCTCCGACCCCGTCAGCCTGGCACAGGACGCACTCGCCGCCCTCGTTCCCGAGGAGGTGCAGGATGAGGCAAAACGCGTGCCCGGCGTCGATCTCGCCCAGGGTGCGGTGCAGATGGTGATGGACGTTCTTGACCTCGGACATGAGGTGGAGGCTGCGGGCATCGTGCGCAATGCCGCGAATTATGCTGCCAGCAGCAAGATTACCCTCTCCGGCACCGATCAATGGATCGATGCCGCCTCCGATCCGCGCGCGCAGATCAAGGAGGCGAAAGCCACGATCCGCCGCCTGATCGGGCGCGACCCGAACAAATTGACGATCGGCTCGGATGTGTTCGATGCCCTGACCGACCACCCCGTCATCAAGGATCAGTTCAAATACACCTCCGCGCAATCGATCACGGCGCAGATGCTGGCGCAGTATCTCGGCCTCGACGAGATCATCATCGGCAAGGCGGTCTACCTGCCCGATGGCGTTGCAGAGAGCGCCGAGGCCACGGATATCTGGGGCAATGACGCCATCCTGCATTACACCCCGCGCAACCCTGCCCCCACCTATATGGAGCCGAGCTTTGCCTATACCTACCGGCTCAAGGGCATGCCGAGCGTGATGAGCGGGTATTACGACCGCGATATCCTCTCGTGGAAATACCCGACCAAGATCGAGCGCCGCCCCTATCTCGTGGGGGCCGATGCCGGGTTCCTGTTCAAGAACGCGGTGCCCGCGCAGGCATAACCACGCGCGGATGCAACCAATCGATACCGGGGGCGGCACGCGCCGCCCTTCCTTCCAGCACGAGGAGCGATCATGGCCAAAACGTCCAAAGCCCGCAATCCTGAAGTCACCACAGAAAAAGCCTCCTTCACGGTTCTCACGCCGTTGCGGCATGACGGCGCGCGTTATGCGCCCGGTGAAATCGTCCTGCTCGATGCCGGAACCGAAGCCCCGGCGCTCATCGCGCTTGGTGTTGTCGTTCCCGCGCCCGAAACCGCGCCTGCTTCCGGTGCCTCCTCTTCCGAAACCGCGCCCGCTGCCTGAAGCGTCAGGCAACAAGGATCATGACCATGCTTTTGACGCCCGCCCAGTTCGTTGCCCGTATCGGCGAGGAGGAAGCCCTCCAGATCGCCGGTATCGGCACGCGGGATGAGCGCGTGGTCAATGAGGCGAAGGTGCAGGAGGAGCTTGGCACGGCTGAAGCGATGATCGCGGGCTATGTGCGTGCCCGCTACCCGCTTGCCATGAGCGCGGCCCCTGAATTGCTGCGCGGGCTTTGCGCCGATATCGCCCGCTATCGCCTGCGCGGCAAGGGTGGCCAGCAAAGCGCGATGAATGACGTGGTCGAGAAGCGCTATCAGGACGCGGTTTCGATGCTGCGGGATATCTCGTCCGGCAAGATGGTGCTCGAGATCGACGGCGCGGGGGGTGATGCCTCGGATGATGCCAACCAGGCGATCAACAAGGCCATTCTCACAGATTTCCCGCCTGCCCGCGCCCCCTCGATCTTGCAGGGGTTTTGAAATGGTCTCGTATTTTCTTCACGCGAACCGGTGCCCACTTCGCCCGAAAATACTCGGCGGGGGGTTCTGAGATGAGCGAGATGCTGCTCCCCCGTGATCACCCCAATGTTGTGGGCGCGAAAGCCTTTGCCGCACGCGGCAACCCTGTGGCGCATGTGCTTGAGGCGATCAAGGCGCATCTCGAGCTGCATATGGCCGGAACGATCCAGACGATCGAGATATTCGGTGGCGACAAGAAAGAATTCGACATCGGGGAAAACGATACCGCGATCACCCTGCTCTACCAGGGCTCGCAATATGACAGGAGCGGCATGGCCGGGGCTTTGAGCGCATCGCGCAGCCTGACGATCATGGTCGTTTATCTGCATCGCCTCCTCGACGGGCAGGAGGTCGGTCTCATCCAGCAGCGCATGGAAGATATCCGGCTCGCCTTGCATGGCACGAGCTTCGCGGGGTCAAAGCCGCTCGTCCCCATCGATGACGCGATCGATGACATGGATGAGGGCGTCTGCCTCTGCCACATCACCTTCGAGGCGGTTATCCCCGCCATTGCAGCCCCGCCACACCGCGTGAGGACATCATGAGCAAATTCAAGTGGAACGGCCCCCAGACCGCAATCGAAATCTGGCCCGAAGGCGTCGATGGCGAAAAACCGCTCTTCTCGGGCGTGGTTTCCAATGGCGATGAGGTCGAGCTGCCTGAAACGCACAGCGATGTGCAGGACTGGCTGGCCTTCGGGATGATCAGCCCGGTTGCAGCCCAACCCTCTCCGCCCGTCGCGAAACCCGTTACGAAAAAGGACGAAACCAATGGCTAATTATCATCGTGGCCCGGAAGTCATCGAGGTCAAGCTTGGCACCTCGACCGTGCGGGATGTCAAGGCGGCGACAACCTATCTCGTCGGGGCGGCCCCTGTGCATCTTGTTCATTCGACCCCTGAAGCGCGCGCGAACTACATCGAGAAGGACATCATCATCCGCACCAAGGAGGATGCCGTTGCCGCTTTCGGTGAATTCGATGCCGGTGGCGGGGCCTATTCCATCAATACCACGCTGCATGCCATGTTCAACAAGGACAGGGGCAAGGGCATCGGCACCATCATCGTGCGCAACGTGTTCAACCCCGCAACGCATCTCGTTTCCGGCCAGCCCAATCCCACCGCCCTCACTGCAACCGATATCATCGGCGAGCTTGGCGCGAGCGGCCAGCCGAAGGGGCTGGAAGGGGCCTATTACACCTATTCGCAGTTCGGGTATTTCCCGCGCCGCATCATCGCCCCCGGTTTCAGCACGCTTCTGGGCGTGCGGCAGAAAATGCTTGCCGTTGCCAACCGCGTGAAGGGCCATGCCATCACCGATCTGCCGCCCGGCCTCACCAAGCAGCAGATCGTGGCAAAGCGCGGCGTCGGGCAGGATTATGCAGCGGGGGATGATCGCCTCGTTTACTGCGCGCCGCATGTGTTCGCGCTCGATGCCGTGACCGGCGGGCAGAGCCTGCAGCCGCTTTCGGCGCATTTTGCCGGGGTGTGGAACGAGGTCGTCAACCGCGAGGAGAATGATGATGACGGCGGGCCTTCCGCCTCGCCCTCGAACCGCGCGATGGCGGATGTCTCGAACCCGGAAATCCCGCTGCTTTTCGCGCCGGGCGATTATTCCTCGGATACCAACTTTTTGAACGAGGCCGGAATCGTCACCGTCAATAACGGCGTGTTCGGCACCGGCACGGTCACCTGGGGCAATGAAGCTTCCTCGCAGGGCACGGCGGCGGCGGGCTATCACCGCAAGTTGCATGTGCGCGCGATGTATGACGTGCTGCACGAGGCCATCCAGTTCTATCTCATGCAGCATGTCGACCGGCGCGGCACGCCGCAGCGGATCGACTACATCGAAGAGACCATCCAGCGCTACATCAACCTCAAGGAGCGCGACGGCTGGCTTTACGGCGGTGTTTTCCGGTTCAACCGCGCGAAAAACACGCCGGAGGAAATCCTTGAAGGCCGCTTCTGGTATCGCCTCGACGGCGCGCCGATCGGCGTCATGGAGCGGCTTTCGGTGGAAAGCTACATCGATCTCGGCCTCGTGCGCGCTGCGCTCGGGCTGGCCAATTAACACTGGGGAGAGAGTTCATGGCACGCGAAATCCGCCTCGGCCAAACCACGAATGCCGATGTTTACCTCGAGGGCAACCGGCATGTCGGGCGCATCAAGGAATTCGGCCCGGACAAGATCGGCTACGAGACCGTTTCCCACGAAGCGCTCGGCATGAAGATCAAGATCGACCTGCCGGGCCGCACGATGGAGCCGCTCAATGCGAGCATCACGTTCGCCTGGCTCGAAACCGATTTGCTGCTGCGCACATTGCTGCCGAACCGCGCGGTGAATTTCCAGTTCGAGCAGTTCGTCGATATTTTCTCGGCCGAGGGGTTCGAGACGGGCGAGAGCTACAGGCTCAACACCAATGTCTCGCTGCTGTTCAAATCCAGCTCGTTCGACGCCTTCAAAAACGGCGAGGGCATGGGCATCGAGCATGAATGCTCCATCATCAACTGGACGATGAAAAGCACGGAATCGGATGGCTACCTCTTCGAGTTCGCCCCGCTCGCCAATATTGCCCGCGTCGGCGGCCAGGATGTCTGGTCGTAACGCCTGATGCATCAGCGCCTCCGGCATCGTTTCTCCCCTCTCATGATTTCAGGAGCCTTTCATGGCCGACAAAACCCTTTCCCCCAATCTTGTGACCTTCACGCTGCCGCGCTCGAAGATCGAGGTGTCGTTCGACCCGGATTATTCGATCCAGCACGTTCTTGCCGCGCAGGGCGCTGCCGGGGCTGCCAAAAAGGGCGCGGGCGCAGGCGGCTTCCAGCTTTACCTCATCCAGCGCATCTGCACGTTCAACGGCAAGTCCCTGACGGTCGGCGAGTTGCAGGAGCAGGTGAAGGGCGCGGATTTCATCACGCTGATGGGCAAGGTTTTTGCCGGTGAGGATGAGGACGAGGCGGGAAACGGCTGATGGCCACCCCCGCCATGGTGTGCGCCATGGTGAATGAGGGGTGGGATTTTGCAACGCTCATGCGCTTTTCGGCGCGGGAGTTCATGGGCTGGTATCAGGCGCAGGCCGAGCTGAACGAGGCACGCGCGAAGGCGGCACGCAAGCCTGCAAAATAAGGAGGATCAGCCATGAAAGTGATGATGATCCTCGAAGCGGTGGACAAAGCCTCCCGCGTGATCGAGGGCGTCGAAAAAAGCATTATTCGCCTCGAAAACGGCCTGGGCCGCCTCTCGAAAATGCAGGAGGGCATCAACAAGGCCAAGGACGGGGCGCGCGCCAACCTGTTTGACGCCACCGCGAGCGCGGCTGCCGTTATCGGGCCGATGATCAAGGCAACCAATGTTTTTGCCACGTTCGAGGACAAGCTGACCGATGTCGGCATCAAGGGTGAGCTGACAGGGCAAAAGCTGGTTGCGTTTGGCAACGAGATGAAAGCGCTGGGCCCGAGCGTCAATAAAACCGCTGTCGAGCTGCTCTCCGGCGTGGACAAGCTGGTTGAGGGGGGGGTGAAATTCGAAGCTGCCCGCCAATCGATCGAGTTGATCGCCAAGGCTTCCGTGGCGACAAAGGCTTCAATGGAAGACCTTTCGAAAACAACCGTTGCCCTGATCAATAACCTTGGCGTTGCGCCTGGTGCGGAATTGACCAAGGCGCTCGATGCGCTGGCGCAATCCGGCAAGGAGGGCCAGTTCGAGCTGAAGGGCATGGCGCATTATCTGCCCCAGCTCGCGGCGCAATTCGGTGCAATGGGCCAGAAAGGCGCAGATGCCGCCGCGCAGATCGGCGCTGTCCTGCAGGTTATCCGTGGACAGACGGGGCAGGATCAGAGCGCCGTTGTAGCGCTTGAAGATCTCATGAACAAAATCACGCTCGGGCCAACAAAAAAAGCGTTTGAAGAGCTTGGCATTGATATTGTCGCCGTGATGGAAAAAGGCAAGAAAGCTGGGCGCGTTTTCGAGACGATGAACGAGGTTCTGAACAAGGCGACAGGGGGCGATGCTTCCAAACTCCAGAACATCTTTGGCGACAAGCAGGCGCTGGCTGGCGCGCGCGCCTTGATGCAGGATTTCAAGAAATATGAGGATATTCTTGCAAAAGCACGCGGCGCAACAGGTGTTATTGATCAGGATTTCCTCACCCGCATGGGGCTGACAATCGAGAAGCAGAAAGCCCTCGGCACGGCGATGGAGGGGTTCTGGCTGGCCCTGGGCACAGCGGTTGCGCCGGTTGTCGGGGCTTTTATCGAAAAGCTGACGGAATGGCTCAATATCGCGACAAGGCTGATCGAGGCGCATCCGCATTTGACGGCGGGCATCATGACGGCGCTCGCGGCCTTCACGGGCTTGATGGTGGTGATGGCGGCGCTGAAATTCAGTGCGCTGGTGTTTGCCAGTGGGATTGCGCAGCTTTCAGGAGTTATCGTTGGTCTGATAAAAGCGGTGCGTTTTCTGGTTGCCGTTGGCGGCTTGATGCGTAGTTTTTGGCTTGGCATTAAAATAGGTATTGCCCAAGCAGGTGGGTTATCTTGGATATTAAGTAATCTTTACGTGCAGTTAAGACTGATTTCCGCATTCTCGTTTGTGCTTTTGAGCAAAAAGATAAAATCATTGGCTGCCGCCGCAATACCCGCTTTGCGAGCGCTAGGCGTTGCATTCATGGTAGCTGGACGGGCCTTCATTGGCATGGGGGCTGCCATGATCGCCAACCCGATCGGCGCGGTGATTGCCGCCATCGCGGTGGGGGCGGCGCTGATCTATACCAACTGGGACAAGCTCGGCCCGATGTTCGAGAGCTTGTGGGAGGGCATCAAAACCACCACAAGCGCGGCATGGGAGAGCATCAAATCGACCATGAAGGCGGCATGGGATGGTGTTGCGAACGGCATTCAGGCCGGGATTGACGCGATCAAGGGCGCTTTTAACGGGTTTGTCGGCTTTTTTGCCGATCTCGGCTCGTCGCTGATCAGCGCGGTGACCTCTGCCTTCGCCCCGGTCACAGATTTTATCGATCGTGTTTTTACCCGCATCTCCAATGTTTACGAGGGTGCAAAGGGTTTGCTCGGCTTTGGCGGCGGCACAGAGCAGCCTGCCGTAACCAAAGCTGTCGATGTGACGACCACAATCGCGCAGGCCACCAAAGCCAATGAGCAGATCAATGCTATTCCGCCCGCAGCAACGCAGGCGGCCAGCGCCGCCAATGCCGTGCTCGCCGCGCAGGATTTTCACAGCCATGGCGTGCGCCTCATGGAAACGCTGGCCGCTGGCATCCGCGCCGGGGCGGCAAGCGCCGTTGCCGCTGTTGCGCAAACCGTGCAGAAAATGCGCGACCACCTGCCGCATTCGCCCGCCAAGGTCGGCCCGCTTTCCGATCTCGACAAGGTGCAGTTTTCACAAACCCTCGCCGGGGCGATTGAAGCCGGTGCGCCGCGCGCCTTTGCCGCCGCCCGCATGGTGGCAGCCGGGCTTGCCGCCTCGTTGCCCGGTTCCGGCATGGCTTATGCCGGGGCTGCGCCGGATGCCCCCGGCGTTGCGCAGAGTTTTGGCAGCTCGCCCGCGCGCGCCGCTTCACCGGGTGGAACGGGGGGGGGAAGGCTCGAACATCACCGTCAATTTCTCGGTCAATCTGACGGGTGGTGCTGCGGGCGATATCAAAAGCCAGCTTGAAAGCGTTCTGCCCGAGCTCGGGCAGCAGATCGCGAAAATTGTCGAACGCGAAACCGCGCGCCAGAACCGTTTGAAGTATTGATGGCATCATCCCCAAAAGTGGATGCCGGTTTTTGGACAAGATGATGCATAAACAGGAAAAACCGTGATGAATGTCTTTGCGTTTCTCGGCGATATTCCGCTTGGCGAGCAGGCCCTGACGGGGCCGACCGCGCTTTCGGAGGATCTCTCCGCCGAGCTTGTGCAGCATGATGTCGCTTATGGCAAAAAGCCGGTTGAAGACCGGGGCGACAACAACACCACCCGCAGAATCGAGTTTTTTTTCGATGAAAGCTTCTGTGATGTTTATGCGGAATTTTCGAAAATAAAGGCCGCGTTTTCGAACCGTATCCCGCTACCCTTCGTGCCGGGGGATGGCGGCTATTCCGGCGGGCGCTTCCTGATCCAGTCGCTCTCCGTAACCCCGCTCAAAACCCGGCCCGGAGGCGCGCCGACGCGTTATAAAATCGCGGTTGAGCTGGTCGAGGTGCCGATGCCCGACCCCCTGGCCTTCCTGCAATCCATCGCCCTCGGCACGGCAGCCGGGTTGATCCGCTCCGGCATCGATGCCGTGCGGAGCGTCAAAACCATCGGCACGGCAGCCGAGTTGATCCGCAGGGTGCTGTGATGAGCGGCTATATCGAGCATGTGACCGGCATCAACGAGCGATGGGACAGCATCGCCTATCTCTATTATGGCGATGCGAGCCGCATGTCTGTGCTCATCGAGGCCAACCGGGCGCTGTTTCTCGCCGATTTCGTGCCTGTGCCGCCTGTTTTGCCATACGGGATGACGATCCGCGTGCCGCTGCTCGATGCGGCAACGATTGATCCGCTGCTCCTGCCGCCCTGGAAACGCTGATATGTCTGCATCGCCCTGGAAGCTCGTTTATCGCGGGATTGATATCACCACCGCGATTGGTCACGAGGTGATTTCCGTCTCCTATACCGACAAGAAGCATGGTGAGAACGACGAGATCGAGGTTACCGTCAAGGATGATACGGGCAAATGGCGTGACAGCTGGTGCCCGGAAGACGGTGACACGGTGGAGCTTTTCATCGCCAACAGGATGGGCCTTTATGTGCCCTGCGGCTCTTTTGAAATCGACGAGCCGGGCGCGAGCCTTGGCCGAAAGGGCGATACGTTTTCGTTCAAGGGCGTGGCTGCCCCCATCACCAAAAGCCTGCGGACAAAAAAACGGTCGAATATGAGCAGGTCGACCTCTACGGTATTGCAAACAGGGTTGCATCCAAAAATGGCCTCGAGGTGATGGGCGAGATACCCGCCATAACGTTCGACCGCATCACGCAACGGCAGGAGACAGACCTCGGGTTTCTCGCGCGGATCGCCGATCAATATGGCTGCTATTTCACGGTGCGCGGCACGAAGTTGATTTTCACAGATCGGACGAAACTGCATGAGCGGGAGGCCGTGCGCATCATAACAACCCGTGATGAGGATTTCATCAGCGCCAGCCTGAGCCGCAAGACCGATGAGACCTATTCCAAGGCGAAGGTCGAATATTTCGACGGTAACAAGAAGAAGAAGCTCTCCGTTTCGGTGGCCGATGGTGACGTCAAGACCGGCGATACGCTGCGCCTCAATGAACGTTTCGAGAGCGAGGCGCATGGCAAACGCCGGGCGATGAGCGAATTGCAGAAGAAAAACGCCAGGCAATATACCGCCGATGTCGAGATGCGGGGCGACCCGCTGTTTCTGGCAGGCAATATCATCGAGCTGGGCGCAGGCTTCGGGAAATGGGCGCGACGCTATATCATCAGCCAGTCCCGCCATCATCTCACCCGCACCAGCCACACGACATCGATGGAGCTCGAGAAGATCAAGGAAGCCGCCGTCAAGGGTGCAACCGGAACGGGCAGCAGCAAAACTGCAACCGATACGGGGTCTAATGGCCGCATGGGTTTTGCAAACCCGGCACAGAGAGCGTGAAAACCGAGAGCGTGAAAACCGATGACGATGAACAGCCCCTACAAGCCCGGTATCGTGCTGCTGAATGATTATGCGAGGGGCCGCTCGCGCGTGACATTCGAGGATGAGGACGGAACGCGCAGCTACTGGCTGCGCTGGAACAGCCCGTTCACGGGCAAATCCAAATTCTACAACGCCCCGGATATCGGCTCACAGGTCAATTGCATGGTGGACTGGCAGGGCGAAGATGGCTGCATCGTCGGTGCCTCCTATTCCGAGAAGGACGCAACCCCCACCAGCGATGGCGGGCTCATGAAGGCGATGCTCGAAGGTGGCCTCGATTTTTCCTACAACAAGAGCGGCGGCGGGCTGACGATCAAAACACCCGGCGTGCTGACGCTGGAAGCGAGCAACATCATCACCAAAGGCAATGTCGACCTCAATAACGGCTATGTCAAAAATGATGGCGTGTCGATCGACAAGACGCATGGCCATGTCACGGCACCGCCCGGCCCATCCGGCCCGCCTGTTTCGTGAGTTATCGCGTTAACGCGGTGCGCTGCACCGCTGGCCTGCGCCCCGCGCGCGCGCAAGGTCGCGTTCATGGGCACGCTCGTCAACTACGCAACCATCCCTTACCGGCATTGGCAGCCGCGTCTCGCGCGCAATGAAGGCGCGGGCGCGGGCCTTGGCGAAACCGTCAGCGTGCTCGATGATCTGGTGCAGGCGATCAACACCATTGTGTTGACCGAGAAGGGTTCGGTGCCGCTCCAGCCGGAAAAATGCACGCGGCTCATGCCGTATATCGACAAGCGCCCGCAATATGCCATCCCGCTCGTCACGCGCGAGATTTTCGACGCCATCACCCTCTGGGAGCCGCGCATCATCGTCGAGCGTGTGGCCGTCACCGCTGAAGACTGGGATCACTTCCGTTTCCCGGTGTTCTGGCGCGAACGCGCGGATGTGACCCGCGACATCAAATCCACCATCGTCATTTTGCCGGAGGAGCGCCGCCCCGGCGTGCTGACAGGGAGTGCTGCATGATGATTTTTCATCTGCCCTCTTGTCCGAAAACCGGTTCCCACTTTTCGCTTGCGCGGACCTTTGGTTCGGGAGGGCATCATGCGGCGTGATGATCCCGGCCCCTACAGCCTCGACACGCTGAAGGCGCTCGCGCCGCCTGCCCTGTTCACGCGGGATGCGGGCGTGCTCAAGGCGCGCTATGTCGCGTTTTTCGAGGCGGCATCGGGCCGCACGCTCTACCCGATGCAGGTGGAGATGCTGCTGATCGAGGCTCTGGCCTATGCCATGGCGTTGCTGGGCGAGGAGGCGCAGGCCACCGCCGAACAGCATTTCGTGGCATTCGCGACCGAGGGGCATATCGAGCGGCTCGGCGTCAACCGTTCCACCCAGCGCCTGCCTGCTGCGAAGGCGCTCACCACCCTGCGCTTCACGCTTTCGGGCGTGGCAGGCTCGAATTTCAACATCCCGGCCGGAACGCGGGTCGGAACGCAGGCGGTGATGTTCGAGACGATCAGCGCCGCCACGATCCGGGCCGGGTTGCTCGGCGTCGATGTGCCTGCGCAGGCCGTTGTGGCTGGCAGCGCCGCGAACGGCCTCCTGCCGGGGCAGATCAACACGCTGGAACAGCCATTCGAGGGCGTGAGCGTTGCAAACCTCACCACCAGCGAGGGCGGGGCCGAGATCGAGGAGATCGAGGCCTATCGGCTCCGCCTCGCCAATGCGTTTGACCGCGTCTCCTCCGGTGGCGGCTATGCCTGGTATCGCGAAACCGCGATGGGCACCTCGTCCGCGCTGGTGGATTGCGGCGTGGTGCGGCCACAGCCCTGCCATATCAATCTCTACCCGCTCACGGCGAGCGGGCCAGCCGGGCCGGATCTGCGCGCCGCCGTGCTTGCGGAATTCAACACCGAACGCGCGCTTGAAAATCGCTTCGGGGATGAAGTGACGGTTTTTCCCCCTGTTGCCGTTACGGCTGCGCCGGTTCTGACGCTTCAGGTGCGCGGTGCGGCGAGCACGATCGCCGATGATGCCCGCGCCGCCGCCCTGGCGCTCCTGAATGAATGGGGCCAGCGGCTCGCGCCGGAAATCGCCCCGCATGACGTTGAGGCCCGCGTGCGTGCGCTCACCGGCGTGGTGAATGCCACCATCACCGGGCTGGACTTCGCGCAGCTCGATGAGGACGAGTTTCTTGCCCTCACCAGCCTCACCGTCAACGTGGTGGTGCTGATATGAGCGTGAGGTTCGCCCCGGCCCTCATCCCGGCATCGATCCGTGATCCGCGCGGCGTGGCTTTTGGCGAGACGGCGCGTCAGGCGCTGGCCGAACCGGATTTCCGCCTGACGCTGCATGAGCGGATCGACGCTGCCCCCGCCAGCATCCTGCCGCTGCTGATCCGCGAGTTCGGGCTGCATATCTTCATCGAGCCGGGCCTGCCGGATGCCACGATCCGCGCCATGCTCAAGGCGAGCTTCGATCTTCACAAGGAGATCGGGTATATCCGGGGCGTGCGCTTCGGGCTTGGCCTGCTCGGCATCCGCGTTACGGCGTGGCAGCAATGGTTTCAGGCGAGCCCGCCCGCCGCGCCCGGCACGCACCGCGTTTCGGTGACGCTCGACGCCCCGGTTTACCCGGAGGATGGCCTGGGCGTGACGCCCCGGCTCAAGCGCCAGATCACACGCATGGTGCGCAATACGCAGCGCGCCTCGCAAACCATCGGCATCGAGATCATCGCGCCGCCTGCGCCCGTCACGCTGCATATCGGCATCGGCCTCGTCTCGCGGGTCTCGATGCGCATGCGCGCGGCCCCGCGTGAGGCGATGATCACAACGGCACGGGTTTACAGCGGCGTGGGCATTATCAGCCGCGTTACATATCGGATGAGAGGATAAACGCATCATCCCGAAAAGCGGGTTCCGGTTTTCGGGCAGGATGATGCGAAAAGGAGAGGTATGACATGGGCGGAATACTCACGAGCATCGGCGAGCAGAAGCTGGCTGCCAGCATCGGCGGCACGCCGCTCAATCTCACCACCGTGCGGGTGGGGGATGGCAATGGCGCGAGCATCACCCCGAACCGGTTGATGACAGACCTCGTGCGCCGGGTGGGCGATGCCTACCCTGTCACGCTTTCCGCGCGGGACAATGACACCCCGACGATGTGGCGCATCCGCACGGCGATCCCCGCCGAGGCCGGGCCGTTCACGGTGCGCGAGATCGGCGTGTTTGACGCGGCGGGCGCGATGATCGCCATCGCCTCCCATGCGGAGGTGGAGTTTCTCGGCGCGGGCGGCGATATCGTCTCGATGGTGCTCGATATCGTGTTTCCGGTTTCCGGGCAGGCGAATGTCTCGCTCAATGTGAGCGAGGATGTGGTGGTGCCGCTGGCGCATGAGCTGCGCCCGCAATGGCTCACCATCAATGGTGTGCTCAATGCACCACCGGCAAGCCCGGTGCTGGGGGCGACCTATATCATCGGCTCCGCGCCAACCGGCGCGTGGATCGGGCAGGCCGGGGCCATCGCGCAATGGGACGGGGCAGACTGGGCCTTGGCCGTTGCGCCCATCGGGCATATCGTGTCCGACAACAGCAAGGCCGAGAGTGACCCTGCCCACTATCTCAAGCTGGCAGCGGGTGGCTGGCAACCCTATCAGTTTGTCTCGCCCACCGAATGGGCCAATATCCTCAATAAACCCTCCACCTTCACCCCCTCGGCACACAGCCACGCCATTGCCGACACCACCGGCCTGCAAGCCGCGCTTGATGCCAAGGCCACGCAAGCCGCGATGGACGGCAAGGTTGCGAAGGCGGGGGACACGATGAGCGGGGCCTTGCTCATGCCCGCTGGCACGCTGGCAGCGCCCGCAATTGCACAAAGCGCGGATACCAACACCGGCATCATCTTTCCGGCGGCAGATACGCTCGCGCTCGTCACGGGCGGGGTGGAGCGCTTCCGGGCTGGCCCCGCTGGCCAGCTTGGCATTGCAGGCGCGAATTATGGTAATGCGGGCAAGGTTCTCACCGGCAATGCTGGTGGCCCGCCCGCGTGGGTTGACCCGAATACACTACTAAACTTGGTAGCGCTCAAGACAAGCCTTGGTATTGGGCTTAATATAATTCAGACTGGGGTTTTGAACGCACATATTACAAACATCACAATCCCCGCCCAGCCTGACACAGGCTATAGCGTTGTAGGGTTTTTATCAACAACGCTGAATGGTGGGCAGAATGAGCGTAACAGACAAGTCTTTATTGATCAAAAAACAACAACATCATTCAGAGCATACACAAATTTAGAGCCAGGCGAATCGGTTACATCGTCAAGTCTTTATATTGTTTATCGCTGATCGGAGATCACAATGAAAATCATCGCTTACCCTAACCAGAACAACGTTATCTCCGAGGCGGGCAAAATCATCGGCCAGCCCTTGCCGCCGAACAGCGTCATCGTCGAGGTTGAAAGCCTCGACCTCGCGCCGCAAACCGCCGCCCGGCTCAAGGCGGATGGCACAGTTGAAATCGTTGCCAATTTTGTCGGCTCCGGCCCGTGGTATGACCAGCAGGCCAGCACGGCGAACCGCTTGGTGCCGATCGAGATCACCGAATACGGCGTCACCCCGGCTGAAACATGGGCGATGGAACCCCGCCCCGAAACCACCGCCGAACGCCGCGCGCGGGAAAAGGCGGAGGCCGAAGCGGCGGCGGCGGCGGAAGCGGCGCGGCTCGCCAATCTCGTGCTCTCGCCCGTCGCCATCCGCCTTGCGGCAAACCAGCTTGGCGTGCGCGACCTCATCGAGGCGGCGGTTGCGGCCCCGGAAACCCCGAAGGACGTGAAGGACTTCTGGGAATATGCGCTCGAATACAAGCGCTCGCACCCGCTCTGGGTGCAGTTCGCGCCGCTCATCGGCAAGACGGAGGCGGATATCGATGCGCTTTTCGCGGCGGGTGACGCCATCATGAAAACGCTATGAGCCGCTTCACCGGCCCCTTGAAGCTCGAAGAGCTTGTGCCCGGCAAGCGGTGGCGCATTCTCGACACCGTGCGCTACGAGGTGGGGCGCAAGGGTTCGGGCTTTTTCATCGAGGTGCCAGCCGGGTTCGAGACGGATGGGGCGAGCATCCCGCCCGCCCTGCGCCTCGTGCTCGCCGTGTGGGGCACCTATGGCCGGGCCGCGCTGCTGCACGACTGGCTTTACGGGCTGATCCGGCAAGGGGTTTTCAACAGCGTCATTCCGCGTTCCGGCATGACGCCCCGAGAGGCCCGCCGCTGGGCGGATCGCGAATTCCGCATCGCCGCCCTCGCGCTCGGCACCTCGCCGTGGCTCGCCTGGTTCATGTGGGCCGGGGTGCGGGTTGGTGGCGGGCGATATCTTCAACGTCAACAAGGAGGGGCATGACATGCCTAAAGCATCATTTTCCGGCAGCTTCGGGAAAAACGTCAAAGTCAGTGTCGAGACGATCGACGGCGTCGATGTGCTCGTGCCCCACGTCATCGCGGACGGCACCACCGGAGGCGGCGGTGGCGGCGGCTCCTCCGACACCACGGAGGCGACACAGCTTGCCGTCAAAGCGGCGGTTGAGGGGGTCAATACCAAACTCGCCACCGCGCTCCCCCTGCCCACCGGCGCGGCGACGGAGGCTTTGCAAACCACGGGAAACACCAGCCTCGCCGCCATTGATGCCGATATCGGTGCAACGACGGTGGCCGCCGCTCCCGCCAATGGCACGGGGGACTACAGCGTCATCGCCGGGATCAAGCGCCTTGCTCTCGGCATGGCGACCGCGCTCACGAACTGGACAACCCTGCTCGACCGTATCCCCGCCCTGTCCGGCGGGCGCGTGCCGGTTACGCTCGCTTCCGGCGCGACACCGGGAACCGCTGCCCCCACAACGGTCAACGTCATCGCTGGCACGGACGGCACCAACACCCGTGCCATGCTGACGGATGTATCCGGGCGGCAAGCGGTCAAGACCCTGCTGGCGCAAGGCGTCTCCCGTCCGCTCACCACCACGGCAGCCAGCGTCAACACGCCGCTCACAGCCGGGGCGCGGGCTCTCACGATCTACGCCCGCACCTCGGATGCCTTTATCCAGATCGGCAACGGCGCGCAGACGGCGGCTGCGGCAACCTCACTCTTCATCGCTTCCGGCGAGCGCATGGAACTCGACCTCTCGGTGCATGCCAACCCGAACATCGCCGTCATCTTCGGGCCGAGCGGGGCGGCGGCAACCCTCTATACCACGGAGCTCAACTGATGCGGCTCCGGGCAACCTCCATGCGCATCACGGGGTTCGGTCAGCAGGCCCCGGTCGTAAGTCCCTTTGCAGGGGCGAGCGCTGTTTATTCCCTGCGCGTTCCGGCAGGCGGCAACTGGTCAGGGCCGCTCGTCAACGTCAGGCGTGACAGTGACGGTGCTGTGGCCCCGATCTACCCCCTGTCAACCCCGGACGCCAACGGCAACCGGTGGCTCAATCAAGCCCAGATACTGGCACATTGCGGATCAGGGAGCGGTTTCGTCTCCTACCTCTACGACATTTCGGGCAACAATAGACACGTCAATATTCCAAACTCCGCAAACCAGCATATGCTGGTCAATAACGGTGTTTATCTCGGGCGGCTGACGCAAAACGCAACCAATTCATCGACCATGAGCCTTCCGCTTGGGCCGTTTACCGACGTATCGCCGTTCACCCTCATCACCGGTCTGGGCGGTTGGGTGGCTCCAACGACGGCATTTGCCAATCTGGACACTTTTTTCCGGATAAATACAATCGTTGGCGCCCGATACTGGATCGGCTTTGATCGAACGGGTCGATTTACGACCCGCAGTCCGGGCAACAACCAGTTATGGGGAGTGGATTTTGCTCCCGGGACACCTTTCATTTACTCTCTGACAAAATCAGCAGTTGCAAACCTCAACGGTTTTACGCGCTACATCAACAGAAACGCCGGGATCGTTGCTCCGGTATCCGCCGTCGCGGCGTTCACTGTCGCAAACATGGATATGGGCCTCATCGGGACGGCTGGAACCGCATCCGGCGTGGGCAACCCGTCCGACATCGTGTTTTACAACTCGGTTCTGCCGTTGGCAGATATACGCGCAATCGAGCAGAACATCGCCACGGCCTACGGCATCACGGTGGCTTAACATCCCAAAAGGAGAAAACAAATGATAAAAACAGTGCGCATCGAGAACGCGGACACCACAAACATCAAGGTGGAGGTGGAGCTTTGGGAGAAAGGCGCAAGCGGCAAGAAAGACGTGCGCGTATCGACCAGCACGCTCCACTACCCGACATCGATGGTCAGCATTGATCTGACATCCACACGCTATGCCATTATCAGGGAAGCTGTTTCACCACCCAAAACGCCGGATGAACCGCCGGGCAATTTCGAGGAAACGGGTAATGCGAGGCCTTGAGCGCCGCGCGTTGAATTGAACTGGCACGGCATTCGGCATCACGGCAGCGGCATGACGGGCGGTTCTACCCGCATGGGGTGAGTTTGGCGACGCGCCCCCACCGATGAGCACGGAGCATCATCATCGCCGTCACGCCCGGCTTGCGCCGGACGTGAACAAAACGCGATTCTCTGGATTGATGCAATGAGCGTTTCACATTTGTTCCCCGTCGCGCCGGTCTCGCCCGTCGCGGCTTATATCGGCGGCAAGCGCCTGCTCGCCAAACGGCTGGTGCCGATGATCTCGGCCACGCCGCACAGCCTTTATGCCGAGCCGTTCGTGGGTATGGGCGGGGTGTTCTTCCGGCGCGATGCCCGCCCCAAGGTCGAGGCCATCAACGATAAAAGCCGCGATGTGGCGACATTCTTCCGCATTCTTCAACGGCATTACGAGGCGTTTCTCGATATGCTCAAATGGAGGCTCACTAGCCGCGCGGAGTTCGAGCGGCTGATGGCGCAGGAGCCGGATAGCCTGACTGATCTGGAGCGGGCGGCGCGATTCCTCTATCTCCAGCGCCTCTCTTTCGGCGGCAAGGTGGATGGCCGCACGTTCGGCATATCACGCACCGACCCCGCGCGGTTCGACATCACCAAGCTCGTGCCGCTGCTCGAAGCGGCGCATGAGCGGCTTTCCAGCGTGACGATTGATTGCCTGCCATGGCAGGATTTCATGCGCCGGTGGGACAGCAACGGCACGCTCTTCTTCCTCGACCCGCCCTATTGGGGCGTGGAGGATTATTATGGCAAAAATGCTTTCGCGCGCGAGGAGTTCGATGCGATGGCAGAGGCCCTGCGCGGCGTCAAAGGGCGCTTCATCCTGACGCTCAATGACGTGCCGGAGGTGCGGCGGCTTTTCGCCTGGGCGACCATTGAGCCGGTGACACTGAGCTATACATGCGGCACAGATACAACCAGAGCGCGAGAGCTTATTATCACCGGAAAGGGGTGAGGATGGGCGTTGGATTTTCCAGAAAGTCCGGGCAATTTTTCCAGAAAGTTAGGGCGCGCTACAGCGAAGCCGGTTCCTACCCCCGCCTTCGCGGGGGGCATGCTTTCGCTGGAATTGCTCTAGATGTGAGCTTTCCATAGGTTGTCCATTCGAAGCAGATCGAGGAGACTGGAGTTACAACACCTCAGTTTTTCAGGATCGCTCCGAATGAACATTCATAAGAATGCCCGACT